ACATGTGCCGCTTCCGATTTCCTGACGAAACGTCGCCCAGGCTGACCGGCTCCGTTGTCAGCGCGGTAGATCTCGCCCTGCCGCTCGGGAATGCGGATCTGGCCCCCGAACTGGTGAATGGCGGCATATGGCAACGGCGATCCGATCCGCACTTCATCCGAGCTGGCCAGATAGCTCAGAGACCCCGCCAGAGCAGATCCGCTTTTGCCCTTGCTGTTCGAGCGCAGGATGGTGATGGGCGTTTGACCAGCGTTTTGCCGCGCCTTGATCGTCGCGGGTTTCAAAGGCTCCCAGGGCGTTCCATCGGGCGCGTTCTCTTCGCGAAACCGATCCTTGGACGAGCTGATCAGCCGCTCGCCAACCGTGGCATAGAACCCCTGCGGATCTCCTAGGCGCTGCAGGATGTCCTGTAATTCGTTTCGAGCGCCCTGCTCTGCGAGCGTTGTACTGATCGGGATCATTGAAATCTTCCCCAAAACACACTATGTTTCCCCTGCGGGCACGCGAAGACCGGCTGATGGTCCTGGAAGCTCCCCGTAAAGACGGCCAGATCGCCCTTGGCCGTCATTTTCTTTTCCAAAGCAGCTTTCCTCCCCGCCTCTTGTCCAAAAGCTTCAGGTCAGGATCGCCTTTCTTGTTTGTCGTCGGATAGGCCGTAATGGCCTCCCACCATTTGCGCCCAATCTGGAAGACCACGATCAAACCCGTTTCCGAATCCGTGCGGATATAGCGGCGATCCACCAGAAGCTCAGAGGTATCGGGGTCGATCCGGTCTTTCTTCTCGCTGACGCCGACCCATATTTCGTCGGGGTCCAGGAGTGTCTCGGCGATCAGCGGCGTCAGGCGCGCCCGATCCCGCTTGCCAACTTTCCAGGCACCGCTTGGGTCTTTGAACAGTTCCTCAGACACAGGGAGCTTGGTGCCGGTCGGATCTTCCCACAAAACGGCCTGGCCGAGATCCGCCCCAAAGGGGAGCAGAAATGAGCGGACATAGTCTTCATCAGCCAAATGTTTCGACAGCGGCGAGGCGTTGAAAGGCCGTGAGCGTTGCAGGAGTTCCTCCAGGGGCTCGGGGGCGTCGATCAACACACGATGGCGCCCCTCGGGCTCCAGGCCACCAGCCTCGTCAATGAGGGCCGACGGGACAAGCCCCCGTTCCCAAAGGTCACCAGGCATGTAGTCCCAGCCATAGCCGATACCCTTGGGCACCCAGACTTCCGTCCCATCCCGGCGCACGATTTTTTGCATATCGATCAGCGGCGCGTCATCCGGCCCGTCTTTGCCCAGGCGGCGCAGATCGCCCTCACTGAGGGTGCGCACGCCGCACGAACACATCCAGTCATTGGGTGGGAAATACTTGTCCCACCACGGATCGTCCCAGCGCAAAACCAAACCATCCCAGCTCAGATGGTGCGGGCGTGGTTCTTTGGGCTGACGGGTATCAGCATGAACGTACTGCCAATAGGGACGGCGCTTGACAATTTCCGGGTCGCGCATCTGTTGCAGCCGGCCAGCCATATAGCTGGTTCGGATATTGGTCTCAAAGATTGTCCGAATGCGCCATTCGCGACCGCCATTATAAGACCAGCCGTATTTTTCGACGATTCGGTCGAACTCGGCTGCAAAGCCCTCGATGTCGTAGGTTTCAGCACCCGCGACGATAGCCGCCTGGAACTCTTCCAGCATGGCCAGATCGGTTGCGCCGGCCACCACGAATGCACGATCGTGATCGCCATGCATGGCGTCCGTCCAGGCGCGGGTGGGTTTGCCGCGTTTTTGCGTCAGGAAATCAATCTGATTGCGAAATTCCTGACGGACGAACCCGGCAGAGACATAGTCAGGCTGTACGCCAGCCACTTCCCCATCTGCCTCAACAAAGACAGCTTCGCGTCCTTCCAGGGCGGCCAGCTCCATGGCCTGCTGAAGCTGCGTGGCCAGCACATTAGGCGTCCACTTCGCGCCCAGTTCCAGAAGGCCGCGGCTGGCCGCCTCAAAGTCCTGGGCTTTTGTGACGACGTTGCGGATCGCCTCGATGCGCCGCGTGAAATGCCGCTCGGCCGCGCCCACGGACAAATCTGTAACGCGCATGACCGGACTATCAGGATCAGCAAAACAGACATGCCCGTCAGATCCGCAGGAATGGCCGTGATCTAGAGTTTTTTTTTGAGCCGATTGGCCGAGAATTCGGGGCCTTTGTCCTGATCATCGACAAGGAAAGGATCGGGCTTTTGCCCCCCCGCAAATGAATGGCGCGCCTGGACCAGAGCATCGATCGTGCTGTCATCCAACTGTTCGGTGACATCAAAGCTGACGATATAGTCGCGGGCAACGGCGTCGTCCCCGAAGGCCGCCGCCTGGGCGACCACCGCTCGGATCGCGTTGTTGGTTTCCGTGGCCGCTTTGGCTTTGGTGCTACGTGTCTCGGCTTCGGATTTCTCGTTCTTGGGGCGCACGCGCCAGACTTGGGGCAAGGCCGCGCCGGGGATGTTGTATTCAACAATCCAGCGAATGAGCTGATCGCGCAGAGTTTCTGACAGCAGGTCCCCGTCGCTGTCCACCAGCAGGTCCAGCATTTCCTGATGCACATCGCCCAGGGCGCGCGAGCCGCTTTTGTCCACCTGCGTGGTCAGCGTCTCTCCGGTCGTGGTGATCGAAATCTGACGGTCCCAATATTCCAGGAACTGTTCATAGCTGACCGTGCCCGAGCGGGAAGCCTCCAGGAATTCCACATCCGTGCCGATCGGGATCGTCATGGCCGAGGCCGTGCGGCTGCGCAAGAGCTCGTTCAACAGCTTCTGTTGCTCTTCGGGCAGCGTTCCATAGGGCGTTTTGCCGACCACGGTCGGCCCGGCAAACTTCTCCAGAAAGTGCAGCCAGAAGGCAATGCCTTCACGCTTGAAAAGCACCGGCCAGAACAGGCGCGATCCAATCCCCAGCCCGTAAGGATTGTTCCCCTTGACCCCGAAACGATGGACGACGAACTTCCGATCGGGCAGTTTGATCCCTTCGGTCATCTCGTTCCAGGTCAACAGGCGCAGTTGCCAGTCCCGATCGAAAACAAAGCGGCGCTGATCGTTCTGATGCAGGCGTTCGGGCTTGATCCGCGCCCCGTCACGGACCCAGATCACCTCGCCGGTCGCAAAGCCCTTCAGGGTGGCGTCCAGCAAGTCCTCGCACAGCTTGTCAAAGGCAAGCGCCTTCAGCATCTCTTCGACCAGATCTGCCGCTTCCTTGTCGATCGGGCGGTACCCGCCTGGCAAAACCTCCCAGGGGCGGGCCACAAGGGTTTTCTTTCGTTTGTCCAGCATCGCCGCAGCATGGGTGTCGCGCTCGATCTCATCATAGATCGCCAGGCCCTTGCCGCCCCCTTGCTGGATCAGTGTGTCGTCCGCATGTTGCATCACACCGTTGAAGAACGGGATGGTGATGTCGTTCTCAACCGAAGCGATCTGATGGCGCGCATCTGAAGGCAGGTTTTTACGATGCTCTTTCTTGCTCATCGGTGTCCCCCCAGCCGGTAGCCGGCCAATTGGTCAGGTTCAGCTGCAACCAACCCCGCCTGGGGACGCCCGGCCGTCCCGCCACCTGCATAGATCAGGGTGTTCTGCCACAGCATGTCCAAGGCATCGGGGCCATCGTCGTGATCCCCATTCGGCCATTGCTGAAGCTGGTCAATCAGGGTCGTGTGTGCAGCGTTAAAACGGATCTGGCCTGCAGCAACGGGCGGCTGCAGGCGCTCGATTCGCAGATCCTTATCCGCGTTCGGAATAATCGGAACCGCCGATACCCCCACGCCCTGCCGCGCGGCCTCGGCCATAAGAGAGGTGCGCAGAAACTCCTGGAACTGGACCGTCTCCACGAACCACAGCAAGGCGCGGTATTCCCGTTGCAGGGCAACGGTGTCAGAAATGATCAGGTCAGGCAGCCGCTTGCGGATCGAGGCCTCGACAACGTCCATGCGGGCATTCAGACGGTCATATCCGCCAATCAGGATTGCAGAAGGGTCGCGGCCTTTACCCTTCTTGCCCAGGCTCGGGTCAATCGCCCCGAAGAATATCCAATCGGTCTGGCGCTGCACCCAATAGGTCAGATCACCGAACGGGTTGCCCTCGGAAATCGGTTTGTTCTGATATTCGGTCATGAAGGCCGACAGGTCCGCCGCGCGCTCAAGCATCAGGAACAAGAGCGACTGTACCGAGGGCCAGTTCACCACCGCGCCCTGGTCCATCTCGGTCTTGTTGTCCTGGTAAAACGCTTGCGCTGCCTCTTCCCCATCATTGTGATAGACCTCCTCGAACTGGTCCCAAAGCTCCATGTTGTCGGGGAATTTGACCACCGCGCGAAACTCGGTTGTGTTCCAGGCTGGGGCTTTGGCAGCGCGCACGATGACCGCGTCGAAATGCAAGACTGTGCCGACCCAGATCACGTCCATGCTGCCGTCAGGAGGCCCGACCTTCAGCGCGGCGCGGTAAATCCAGTTCCATAGCTTCTTGCGTTGCTCAGGGCTTTGGACGTTCTCATCGTTTTCGATGTCATCCAGGAACAGCAAATCTGGGCGGTACGGCCCATGGCGACGGCCCCGGATCTTCTTGCCGGCACCCAGCCCCTGCACCTTGATATTGTTGTGGGTGACAAACTCGCCTTCGCGCCAGATGCGGCCAGCGCCGCAAGCCTCGGGAAAATCGTTCTGCAGGCGGGTGTTGGTGACCAGCTCAGCCTTGAGCGCCTCGATCAACAGCGCGGCCTGTTCATAGACGTCACATACCTCAATGATGTATTTCTTCAGGCCCCGAACAATACAATACAGCGCAAAGCCAAGGCTCAGATGCGTTGATTTGGATGCCCCGCGCGGCGCAATGAACAGATCCCTGACACCCTGTTCAGAGCTAAGTATTTCTGGAACGCGCGCAAAAATGTGCTGGTGAAACAGGCTGTGTTCGCCACGCACATAGTGCGGCAGGTACGTTTCCATGAAGAACTGAAACCCGTCCTCGTCCTCGATGCGGCTCAGACGCTCGGCCTTGGCCTGCGGGTCCGGCTCGAAGGCTTCGACATTCAGCTCAATATGGCGGGCAAACTCGTCGGCCAGTTCCGCGATTTTGTCGCGGAACTCCTTTTTGCTGACGGTGGGCTGCAGTTTCGCCCGCCGTGTCATGACGTGTAGATCTCGGCCAGGCGCTCGGCAAAGGGCTCGATAATCTCAAGAATTGCCTCGGCATGATGCGGGAATTCGTCCTTAACAAACGCCAGCAGCTTGCCCATGACATCCTGTGCGACACCCAGTTCAGACACCTTTGGTGCGAAGCGCTTGGCGCTCGCTGCCATCTTGGTCATCGCGTCCGACAGCGAGACCAGCATGTCCACCTTTTCTTTGACGGTGTGATCACCATTCTTGATCTCGTCCAGGATCGACTGCGCCTGGATCATGAAGTCTTCGACCACCGTGGACACCACAGCCTCGACACCTTCACCGGCAATCACATGCGCGGTACGCGCTTTGTCCCAATCATCGCCCTCGGCCGCTGCCGCTTTTTTCCAGCGCCCGACGCTCGCGGCGCTGACACCATAGGCGGCCGCAATGGTTGCCATTGTAAACCGGCGATAAACATAGTCTGAGCGGGCCTTGCGGCGCGTTTCTTCGTTACGGCCCGACATTCAGTCCCCCGGCAACAATGAAAGTGAGAGCAGCCGTAACCAGGCCGCCAATAATCAAACGGGTCACCCACTTGAGCGTGCCCTCGATGCCGTCCAGCTTCTTGGTCGTATCCCGACGCCACTGCGTAGCACCGGCATCACTCAGCTCGAGTTCGCGGATGCGACGATCGTGGTCGTCCAGGCGTTTGTGCGCCCTGGAAAGGCTTGGATGTGCGGTATCGGTCACATTGAGCTCCGTTTAGGTTAGACCACCCAGCCGCTTGACCCAGCGCGACCAGCCAAAGGTTCCCCCGGAAACGGCTGCCCAGATAACGCCACCAATGGCCACGGAGACTGCAGACAGATCGACCGTCATGACGCCCGAGGCATCATCAAAGCCCACAGAGGGCAGCGCGGCCAGCAGACCGGCCAGGGGGTAAAGTACGACAATGCGCAAAAACAGCGCGAATTTGTTCTTCAGCATCAGGAAGTTCCTTGTTTGAACAGCTTGGAAAGCGTGGCCCAGAGCGCGCTCCAGAAACCGCGCCCTTGGGAAATCGGAGGCATGTTAAATAGTGCCTCGTGCAGCGCCTGAAGCGTGAGCGGGCCGCAGACGCCATCAGCGACCAAACCAGCCTGCCCCTTCTGGAACCTCAGGACATCGTCAGGCTCGAACCCCAGCAACACCAGGGCCGCGCGGCGATAGTAGCGCAGCCGGTCATCATAACCGTTCAGCCCACCATTGATCGCGCGCGTCACACCTTTGAAGGCCACCTTGAAGCGCAGCTTGCTCGCAAATGCGTTGAGGTTGCGGGTGCTCCAGTACCAAATCGGTGCCAGCCCCTCCCAGGGATCTGTCAGGACCGCGTCAGGATGGGCGACGAAATCGGGCGCACTAGCATCCAAACCCTGCGCCCAAAGCGTGAACGCGGCATAGTTGGCGCGCCCCGTCAGCTGCAGCCCGGTCCGGCCACGATAGGTGTAGCCATCACCGTCAACTTCGGGCGAATTGCCCAAATCCGTGCGCACGTCATAGCGTCCTTGCGCAGCAGTCGGCCCCCAGACTTCCTGATCATAGCGAAACCCTTGGGATTCATGGCACATCTGGGCCACGTATTGGGCCAGACGGTGCGGCAAGTTCAAACCGCACTCACCACCAAAGCGATTGAACGCGTTTTAAACCAGGCATAGACAGCGCTGCGCTTGATGGTTGCGACCACTCTACGATCATTTGCTACCTTCAGGCGCTCAGGATCTAGCTGAAAGCCGTCTGACGCTGTTAGGACCAAAGGATATGCGAGGCTTTCGACCTCACGCTCTGTCAGGAATTCTCCATTTTCGCGTCTCGCCTCAATGTCCTGACGAGCCAGATACTCGTCTTGTGCATCCAAGAACTGCGAAATCCCCCAGGCGCGCTTTTGTCCATTGGCAATCGCAAAACCATCAATTGAGGTCAGGATTTCAGCCCGTGCCTCCATGACTGCGCGGGCGCGTGGTGGCAAAGCATGGCTACGCACAGCGTCCAGCTTGGCTTGATCAGCGACGGCCTGTGCCTCGTGTCGCTGCACTGCTGAAGCCCGGACGAAATTGGCGTCCAACGACGCGCGCAGCCCTTCAGGCAGAAGAGAAAAATGGTACTCGAGCCCACCACCGCGCCCAGGCCGCTTTCGGCACAAGGTCTCGGGCAGATCGTTCCAACCTTCGCGAACGGCATAGTCTCTCACTCGGCGCTCTGTGTGCGGGAAGTTGGTGATGCCACGCGATTTTGCGAGTTCCGCCATTTCCCGAGCGCTGAAATAGACCTGCGTTTGCGAGGAGTCTGCCACTAGATCCGCCCCTGCCGCTTCAGAGCCGCGATAACGCGCTCTTCGTTTTCCAGGATCAGACGGTCAAACACCGGTTCCGGCAGTTTGCTAACGGTTTTGCGCAACGCGGTAAGCTGCTTTTCGATTGGATCAGGCACAACGCCACCCTCAAGCGCCTGGAGGGCACCTGAGACGTTGGTTACGTCATCGTCCCCCAGCACAAGGTCCAAAACCTGTGCCTGCAGCTTGTGAGATAGCTCTGAAAGCGCCTTCAGCTCGGTCTGTTTGCAGGCCAGCGCGGTGCCAACCAGCCGGTCGCGCGATGCTTGCGACAAATCGGTCCAAATTTTGACCGCAAGCTCGATCGAGCGCTTCGAAAGACCGATTTTTTCGGCGTTGGCACGGGCAAATCCGAAGATTTCCTGAGATTCCGAGGAGGAACGCAAACTTTGCGTTCCTCCTTCTTCTTGCTTCTTTGGAGAATTATGACCGTTCTTGGTATGCGGGTATTTCCGCTCCCAAACCTGTTTCAGCTCATATAGCGAATGGCAGCGGTCCAGTGCAATCAGTTCCTGACGGCCGAGGTTCTCCATTACTTCTTCCAGGCGCGCATCATCCGCCGTTTCAGCGGTCGATAGCGTGTAAGGAATGGACGCCCAGCCCAGCAATTCAGCCGCACGATAGCGGCGCAACCCTGACACCAGCTCAAACCGCTGACCGACAGGGCGCACCCGGATCGGATGCATCAGGCCTTGCGAGGCGATCAGGACTGCCAAACCCTCGACCCAAGCAGCATCCAGGCTGCGAGCGCGGTCTTTGGGCACGTCGATCAGGGTCATCGGCAAGGTCAGGGTCGTATCAGCCGTCATCTTTGCTCCAACCAGGTTTGGACGCGCGCAGATGGGTAGCGTGAGCGGCGGCGGTAGCTGCGCGCGTCCCGGCTTTGGCCCTCCTCAAAAGGGCCAACGGAATTCTAAAAAAATGACCGGGGGCGGAGAGGAGGAGGCCCCCGGTCAGTGCCCCGAAACCAGCAAGAATGCGCGGCGAGCAGGCAACGCAGCGCGGTTTCAGGGGGGTGCGAGCGACCATCAGGCGACCTCCTCGCAGTTATACTCGGCAAGAATGCGACGGGCGGCGATACGCCAGTTGACCACCAACTGGTCTTGCTGTTCGGCTATCACTTTGGCGGCGGAAGTAACACTCATGGCTGCGTCCCCGCCTCTTCCAAAAGACGATGCGCCAGCAACTCGCCGCAGATGTCAGAAAAATACATGCAGGCAATGGCCGCTTCGATCCTGGTGAGAGCGCCCGACGAGCGGGCGAATTCGAACAGGATATGATTGGGCACCAAACCATCAGAAGCAGATCCTGACTCCGACAAGCGATACGAAATCAAGTCCAGGCAGACCCCACGAAACCGCACCTGCTCTTCCGGGGCCAGCTGACCCACCGCATGATGCGGCTGCGGAGACGCAAAGGCACGCAATACATCGAGCGAAATCGGCGATGCTGCAATCTCTTCTGCGGATAAATGCGCCACTTTGTTCATACCCGAAGCCCTCTAAGTCCGTGGTACCGTATGTCCGATTTATCGGATAGTCAACACATTGCATCCGATTTTTCGGTCACTTTGAAGGCAGAAACTCCGTGCGCCAAGTGACGTTTTCTGCAACTCATCTAACGCCGAAACGAATCCAAACCCGGCACCCCTCAGAGAGAAAGAGACAAAATGGAAACACTAAAAATCGCCACGAAGCTCGGAAAACTCCTCACGTACATGGGCGCAAATGGCTTCGAAATCGAAGAGGTCACCGAACCAGACAAGATTTCCCAACTGGTAGCCCAGCTGGACAAACCCTACCTGACCCCAATGTCGTCACCCGACCACAACGACTTCACCGAAAACAACGTAATCTGCCTGGTCGCCAAAAAAAACGGCAAGCCCGCGATGATGGGCTGCGCACGCCTGGAAGACATTGGAGAAGAACCCGTCGGGCGCTATTGGTCTCGCGTTTTTGCTCGCGCATACGCGACGAAAGCCAACGAACAAATCATTGGCGAAACTCATCCTAAGATTGAAATTAGCCTACAGCGAAAACTCGTGTACTTTGGTGACCTCTTTGTCGCGCAGAAAACGCGAGGCAACAGGCTCCCACTACGAGCGTTCGTTGCCATCGGCCACCTTGCGGCCGCCCTGAAGTGGGACCCAGATTGGATTTACTGCTTTATTCGGGAACGTGACATCCTGCTCGGAGCAAGTGCAATGTACGGGTTCAATCGGGATTTTGGCCCCGCATTTAAGTGGCTCGGAGATCCGCCTCACCCCAGAGACCACTCAGAGCAACTTGTCGCAGTGGATAGGCTTGACATCCAGATGATGACCGAACGCACCGCCTTGGCAGTAGAACAATCGACCTCCCCCTACACAATCAACAGCGAAAAATTCAAGATAGCCTGATCATCGTCAGCACCCGAGACACGCAGCAGGCAACGAACAAAATCCATTTTGACGCGGACCGGATGGTTCGGCATCTGCACATCAAGGCTCTCTACAGTGGTCAATGACCCACGCTGGCAGGCCTCACTATAGTCTGCCAGCCAACTTTGTCGGAGCCCAGTATCGTCAACAGCATCTAGCGCGCTTTGCAGCAGCGCCTTATCGGGCGCCCCCATAGTAATAGCTGCCAAACTGGTCTCGCCGACTTCCTTTACACGAATTCCAGCATCCCCCTCTGCGGGCAGAAAATACTGATCGCAACGATCCATCCACTGAGCAAAGGCCTCAATCCGCTGACCAGATTTAGAGTGCATTCGCAGAAGCGCATCTGCGGAGAGCGACCCTACCACTTCCTGCCCACTAAGCGCCTCCACCACATGCCGAGAAAGAGGCATGACGTCTCCACTCACGGAGCGTGATCCTGACTGGAGGATAGCGCGCCCCACCAGGCCATCCAGGGAAACCCCGAGCAGCTCAGCAACTCGAGACATACCAAAAATCCCTGGCCCCGTTTTGCTAACATCAAGCCGCTCATCCCGCAGAATGTTGTATAGCGTCTTTCGACCAAGCCCCGCGTCTACAGACAAACTCCAGACGTCATCCCGATACTTCTCCGATGAATTTATCGCCAATTTCAGGTTCTTCCTAAACACACCAACGGCCTCGCATTCCTAAATTTAGGAATAATTCCTGCAGCACTTGACCGCACCAGTCAAGAAGTTGTTGAACTAAAGGTTGTAGAGATCGCTTGACAGGAAGTCATTTTGAGAGTTGGTGAGTTTGTGTCCGCCCTGACCAAAAGATCAGAAGAGCAGATCAGAACCCTTACGCGTCGACTGGAGGCAGGGGCTCGCCCAAAAGGATCAGCAGGCTATTCAACTTCTCTGGATTCTTCTGGATCAAATCCAAAAGACGCCTCGTCTGCGGCGACACCTCTAGCCCCAGCAAAACATACGAAAAGCTAATGCCGTTTTTCTCACACACGACAGCCAGCTTTGTAATGACAGGCTCCGTGTCGCTGCTGAGCAGATTCTGGACATACCCCTGCCCAAAGCCGGAGTTAATCGACGCAGCTCGCATAGAGATGCCCGCCTCATCCAACTTCTCAGCCAGTCGCCCTTTGATCGCCGCAATGTCAACCGTATCACTCATGGATAGATTATCCGATAAATCGGATAAAAATACACGTCCTTCATTTCGGACATTGACCATCCGTTTTATCGGATATAGCCATTGCATATGAGTTTCCCTGAGGCAGACAAACCGTCGGACAAAGAAACCGACACTCAAAAGCACATCAAGAGGCTGATAAAGCGGATTGAGTGCTTTTGCTCGGAGAAGTCCTGGAGCGAGGGCTACTTCAGCAAAGTTTCAGCCGGGGATGTAGGCGTTGTGGAGCGCCTAAGAACAACTGGCAAGGTAACCGGTGCCAAAATGGTTCAGATAGAGAAATACCTCGACTGCGCTACAGCTCAGTCGCTCTCTTCCCCTGACAACTAGACCTTTCTGATGAACTAGCGAAAGTTAGGAGATTGGCTTGCAAACTTTTGCCCCAACAAACAAAGCCTATTCTCCATTGTTTTCATACACTTAATGCGTAATCGCAAGAAACCCCGTGTAGCGGCAATCGCTACACAAGGCAGGATCGGCCACAATGGCGGTCCCGACATGGACGCACAGAAGCTATTTGAACTGATCGGCCCTCGCCAAGATGAGCCAGTAGAGCCTTTCGAGCGAGGCGCGCCATGGACAGCTCATGCCGATGATGACGAACTCAAGCGCCTGGGCGTCCTCCAGGGACGTATCACCCGGCGGGAACGTGCGCTAAAAGAGCTGAAGGCCGAACGCACCCGCATCATGAACCGCTGCATCCGCCGCATGAGGCGCAAGGATGGCAAGAACTGAGAAAGGGCCGCCGCATGGCATCACCAGCTGAAATCGCAAATGACATGGAGGCCCGCGCCCGCCTGCTGAGCCGCACCCATGTAGATGACAATGCCCAAGCCATGAAACGCGCAGCGGCGTGTATCCGCGACCTGATCCGCGAAAACGAGGTATTGGCGCACAATACCACTGTTACTGCCATCGTGACGCTGCCTGGTGGCCAAGCCAGCACCGACTAGCTTTAGCCAAGTCCCCGGCAATGTCCGAGGTCACGGCGCTTTTGTTCAGATCGGCCAGTTGAGCGCCCACGCCGCCGGGGCCCTGACCGCTCCCAGCCCAAAACAGACATCGCCGGTCGGCGTCCAGGGGCGGGGAGCGGACATTCGCGGCGTCCTGAACGTACGGCAGCGATGTGCAGAAACGGTTCCTTGGGCGATATGCGGCGATGGCGCGATTTGGGCTTACCGATGACTTTACTGTCAATAGGTGATATCGGGTACAGCAACTCGCCCTATTCATGGGATGAGTTATTTCAAATAGACAAGTTTTGTACTGAGGTGTCGGCATGGGCGAGGCAAAACGCCGTAAAGCGGTAGATCCTTATTTTGGAATGAAGCCAAAGCATGGGCGGGGAATCTTGCTCAGCGCGCCCATTTCCTACGACGGCAAGGCAATAGTGGCCAAGTCCAGTAGCGTTGATCCTGCAGAACTCCGGCGCGCAGCGCTTTTCTGGGACAGGCTTGTTTGGCCCGATAGCCAGATAATCAGCCTAGTTTCCAATGACGACGAAAAGCTCCTTGAGAGGGAAGGATTGCTTATCCGTCCGAGACCAACTCGGTACAACGATGCTGCGGGCGTAGGCTATATGTCAGCAATGATGCTGATCACTGGATCTACAAACATCACAATTGGAATTGAGCAAGCCAAACACTTTGCCCAACAGCACATCGATGAATTTCTCGATCTAGAACGCGGTGAGCCCGGACAATGGACCTTGTCTCAAGGAGAGGGGTCATTTGTGATGAAGAACAAGAACTTCGTAGAAGGGCGAGGGCAACTCGTGACTCTTTCACGGGCGATCCCCCTACCAGACCCCAATTACCCGCTACATGACCTCCTGGAGTTCAAGCAGAAACGGCGCGATGAAATCGTTGCGCTGACGCATGAGTTAGACAAGTTTTTCTCACAAATCGCCAATGCAAAGGACGCCGACTTTGAAATGTCCCGACTGGTGCGGGTAGTGGACAAGCAATGCAGTGACATGCTTAAGGCGGCCAAGGAAAGTAAACGGAAGTTCTATTTGGGCGATTTAAGCTTCTCATTGTCGCTCGATAGCATTGAGAGCGCGGCAAATAGGATTATAGCTTGGGAGGCGGGCGGCATAGTCGCTACAGGTTTGCCAATTGTAGGCGGCGTTCTGGGTGGAGCTGCATCACTCGTTTCTTTCTCACGCGGCATTGGTGCAAGAAATCTTGTGACCCGCGAGAGTCCTTTCAGGGTGGTAAGCTCGATACATAAAGAGCTAGTCTGAGTGGCGCAGATGTCATTGGTGAGCTTTGACCGATCGCCCGTGGCGACTCGGCGGGTATTGTTCAACCACTGACATTGGCTTCGCTCGGTCCGCCGCCGCGCACAGCAGGAACGGCCGCTTCGGGCTGGTATTGGTCATCCGCTGCACCTGGCACGAAGGCCCGGTAAGGGCCGATAGCGACAGCATCCGCGAACAGACTGTAAGACCGAGTTGCGGACGAAGTGTGAGTTCGCTGCAAGTGCGCCGATGTCCGCTTTGATTAGGTCAACAAATGGTGACTTTTGCACTGGTCGGGCCAATCGGAAGGTTAATTCAATCCTTCTGGGGCGGTTCCGTTCGCTGCGCTTGCATGGGACGCCACGACACATAAATGGTCTCGCGGCACCCTTCACAGTCGAAGTGAATGTGTTGATCGGTCCTGAGTTTCTCAACCATCCGCTTGGGAATGTCGCGGGATGCTTCACAAGCGCGACAGACAATCTCAAAGGTTCTGCGCCCGAAGGACATGTCAGACTGGACGTATACATAGCTTTCATCACAATCGGGATTTATACAGTTAATAGTCTGCCCGTCCTTTAGCAGTTCAAGCCGCCGCTTGTTCCTTGAACCGCAGACACATTCAAAAGAAACTTCCTCGCCCATGCCGGTAAACATCAACGTGCTTTCGGATATTTGCTTAATTTCAGCAAGAGCCTGTTTGACCTTAGATGCTATCGCTTGCATGTCGCCGTATTGTTTGACGGTCGTATCTTTCGAAGTCGGGATTTCGATATGCAGGGCGAGTTTTGCAAGCCCGTTCCATAGTTTCCCGAGCTTGTTGGGTGCGAAGCCGACTTGAGTGCCGACGGGAAGCCACTCCATCGCCTCGTAATCCTCACGAGTGGGCGGAGGAGACCCTTCTGGCATCGGTTCCCGCGCTATGGACAGCGTAAAGGTTTCGGCAGCTTTGGCATCAACCTCTTGAATGAGCGTCTTCACAATGTCGCTCGGCTGCCATTTCCTCAGATCATCGTGGGAAATATAATCATGTGCTAGCCGGAGACGTTCATAGCAAATTCTCTCGATAGCCAGACGGCACTCAAGAGCGGCGTAGGTCACACTCGCTTCAGTATTTTCTTCGAGAAGTTTCTCAATCTGTGAAATCGTTGGTTCTAAGTTGATCAAGACCGCCTCCGCGTAGGCTTTCAATACTAAAATCTTATGCCGCTCGATATCTACCTTCAATCGAATGCGTGTTACAGGACATCCTGCGAATAGCTGTCATTCATCCACAGCGCAGCATTCCGTACTTTGGGCTCGGAGCCGACCTTCGCTGCATCGAGCATGAACGTCAGCTTTTGATATTGCGCCCAGTCTTAGATAGACTGAGCGACAGCCTTATCGGGATGAGGGCGGCAATCAACTGAGAATTTGCACCGACTAGCTTTTCAGACGTCCGAGTTTGGAGCGGATACATTCTGCAGGTTCAGGACCATCTAACTGTTAGAAATAAGGCCTTTTCGTTTCGTACTGACACCCTGAGCCAAACTCGGACGTCGCGTCCGAGTTTTTTTGTGACAACTTCTGGATTTTAGTCCGAAACCTCCGGCAATGGCGGTTGATTTTTTTATTGTTATCAAACCGTTCCTAAATGCGCGCTTTGTGTCCGAGTTTTGCAAGTGTTTGTTCAATGAATGTCAGCAAAGCCGCCCTTTTTACCCCCTCACTTGCATTCACCGTTCGGCGCATCAAGCGCGCACAACACGCATTCCTATATTGATTACAATGGCTTGCATGAACTCGGACGATCTAGAGGTTCTATCCAGAAGTTAGTACCCCCCTACAGCCCGTGCGTTTTGTAGTAGCTCGCCTTCTCGTGCTTCATCTTCTTTTTGATGGCACGCATTTCCTCGGCAACGATACGGTAACTCACTGGTCGACCTTTCGCGTCGGTCACAACGGCTTTGTTGCATAAATCGGTTGAAGGGCAGACTTCCGCTTTCCCCGGACGGACTTATCCTACGGGCTCTGTGACGGGTATGCCAAGAGCTGTGTAGCGATTGAGCACCGCGATCCGGACTTGGAGCTCAGCGACCTGCCGGTCGAAGTCCCTCGCCATGAGGCCTTGGCCAAGCAGTTTGACGCAGTTCATCTTTGTCTCTGCGCGGCTCCGGCGGTGATATCCGGTCAGCTTTCGCCAGAGTGCCCGTCCGAGATATTTGCAGGCTCT